GGCTGCGCAAGCAGCCCACAGCAAGAGCTCCAACACCCTGTTGGCTCCCAACTTAACTAATGACAACAGTAGGTAGTCACAAATGCCCAGTCGGTACCGGTCCCGAGAACTCGGGACGGGGTTACATAAAGGAGGTCGAGCTCTGGCCTTGAAGCCAGGGATCGTCGACCAATATGTAGACGACAAACCGCTTCTGCGAGAGCAGATGCATGATGTCGTCGGCAACCGACAATCAACCAATTTCCTGGAACAATACCAGGATGATTGGGTGGTGGGCTGGTATTCCGGAAAGAATTCCTCATATTGGAATTGCGAAAAGTACCTCCAGTATTTCGATGCTGGAGGGAACTTCCCCGAAGTACCCGACTACACAGACGCCGTTGCGGCTACTATGGCTCTGGCGAGGACGAACCCTTCTCGACCTAACGTCGATGTTTGGAACTTCCTCTACGAGCTCAAAGATATTCCGCAAATGATCTTCCAGGTAGGAAATCTCATGCGAAAGTACGGCACCAACCCCGCTAAGAACTGGCCTAGGAATAAGCCAGAAATTCTTAGAGATGTTGGGAGCGCGTACCTAGGATGGACTTTCGGCTGGGAGCAATTGCAACGGGACCTCATGGGACTTTTAGACTTCGTTGGACGCGTTGATCAACGCGCCAAGGAGCTTGATCGTCTCATGACCGGTGCATTACGGCGTCGCGCAACTCTAATTGATACGGTTATACCGTTCAAAATAGAGAACGCATTCTACTGTGGGCCTCTCTATCAGTCAGTCGTCAGAGCTACGCTCAATATGAGCTTCACTCGTCGGATTTGGGTGCGGGTGCAATATGCACCTACGTCCAAAACCTTCCAACTGCTGAAGGGTGATAGACAAGAACTCGCGCGGTCCCTCGTCTTCGGACACAGACCAGACATATCTACCGTCTGGAATGCAATTCCTTGGACTTGGCTCATCGATTGGTTTTCGACTGCTGGCGATTATTTCGCTGCAAATCGGAACCATCTTGGGTTGACCGTGTCGGATATTGCTATCATGAGGGAGTCCTATGCGAAGTTGAACAACGTAGAGTTGGTCAACCCGCTTTCGGACTCTGATTTCACCGAAAACAAGCACTTCCATTGGCACAAGCGTGCCCGTGTTAAGTACTCCGGTGGCCCTGTCATTACCGCTTATGTCCCTTATTTGGACGGGCGGAACTGGTCTATCCTTTCTGCTTTAGCGGCAAAATACTTGCCGCGGTAGGAGGGCAAAAAGAAGGAAGAAATCGTGACTATCCCTAATCCTCTCGTCATCACTGTGAATGGTTCGGCCAAGAATCTTGACCGGATCAACCAGGATGGATACTCGTCCCACTACCGACTTCGTGAATCTGCTCAACAGTTTGACGTTAGAATTCGTCACTCTAATGGGAAGACCATGAAGAACGGCAAAGTGTCAGAGCGACATAATGTCGAACTGACGCGGACGGTGTTTGCAGCAGGCGCAGTCCCTGAATACTCTTACGTCAGCTCCGTAACTATTACGAATGACGATTTGGTGTCTTCAACGGACATGGGTTACCTGCAGACTTCGCTCAACGGTCTACTGACCGCTGGTATCGTCTCGGACCTGCGTGCTTGGGTGAATTAACCCTACACGGATCTATCAGCCAGGCTAGCTTCTGCTAGCCTGGTGTTACGAGTGGTTATATTAGGCGTGGGATAGTTCTTGGTGTCACTCGTTACTCAGAGGAGTAAACCATGACTAAGATCCAAGCTTATGACTTCCTAGGACTGTACACTAGCATCCTCGCGGATGTTAGTGCGTATCATCCCAAAGACCAGATTAAGTGGGAACAGAGTATCGAATCTCTCACCCATTTATATCAAACAAGAGGACAACCTATCTTCACGATAGACCTCCCCGCCTTAGGCAAGCTGCTAGATCGCAGCCTGGCTACTGGCTTCCTTGTCCTTAATGGGAATCTTACGAAACCCATGAAAGGAACCAAAATCCCGAGACTCTTCTCGGGGCTATGGATGAAGCTGTTTGATAATTCTGGCATTCTGAAGGCTGACATCGATCCAAACGATGTGTTCTTCTTACGTACACTATGTTACGTTGGGAAGAACCTCGAATGGAATTGCTCCCCTAGGTATCTCTATGAAACCGTAAAGGAGTGGTACGATGTCGAATCGCACCTACCGGTACCGAGCCCTTACTGGGACGGTAATAGTGGTCTTCCTGTATCTGATCTCAGTGATTTTCATCATTTGGATCGCGCAGGAGGGATTGAGCCGATGTTCGCGCTACGTCCTCGACCTGAGGACAACGAACGCGAACCAGGCTACTTCCGCGATTTGCTCCTTTCTGTTCAGCGAGACGCTGACAGAATGGCTGCATCCCTTGGGGAGTATATCCCCGAGGGCTATGCCTTCAGACATGGCCCTGGAGCAGTCTCTGATCTCCGCCGAGGAAGCTATAAGTATAGCTTTCCCAGCTGGAGTCCTAGACTCGAGACCAACTTCCCTTACGACCGTTTCGGATTATCCGGAATGGGTCTATTGGAAGTACTTGACGTTGATGGAATAGATTACTCCTCGAAAGAGGAGGCGTCCAAACTCATCGACGTACCTAAGACGCAGAAAGGCCCACGGCTCATCGCCGCGGAACCGACCTGTCATCAGTGGGTACAACAGTCTATAAAGGACTTCCTTTATAGCAGAGTCAAGGAGACGTACATTGGCTCTTCTGTTCATTTCGATGATCAGAAGGAGAACCAGGAATACGCTCGGCTCGGAAGCATTGATGGTTCTTTCGCGACGATCGACCTAAAGTCGGCGTCCGATCGCTTGTCTTGCTCGGTTGTTGAACGTGTCTTTCGGAGGAATCCTTTCCTCCTTGAGTGCATGCGCGACTCCCGAACCCGATACATCCGTAACGGGATTGACAAGAAACAACCTGAGCTGCATAAGCTCAGGAAGTTCTCCACTCAAGGCTCAGCTCTTACCTTTCCTGTCCAGTCCCTTGTATTCTTTTCTATCGCGATGGGTGTCGGAAGACACCATAGCCCTAGGAAGAGCACTCGGGAACTGGCCAAGTTGGTCAGGGTATTCGGGGACGATATCATCGTTCCCGAAGTTTGGGTTGACGACGTCATAGCGGTGCTTCACGCCCTAGGGCTGAAGGTAAACGAATCCAAGACTTTCCGTGAAGGAAACTTCCGTGAGAGCTGTGGATTTGACGCGTGGCAGGGATACGATGTAACCCCGCCACATATCACGCGAATGACGTTACGGTCTAACCCTATGACTGTCGCCAGCAACGTGGCAATCTCCAACAACTTCCATAGGAAGGGGTTGTGGAGCGCTGCTAGCTGGATTATGACCAGGGACATGCCCGGAGAGATTCCGGTAGTCCACGACAGTCTAGGGGAGTTCGGCTTCAAATCGTTCACTGGTAGTACGTGCGGTCCCACGTCTAAGACGAGGTACAACACGGATCTCCAGCGTTTCGAGGTCCGGACTTTGGCTATAGTAGCCAAGGTCAAGGTCCAGAAGCAGAACTCTCCGGCCGCACTACTTCAGTATTTCACTGAAGAACCTGACCCTTATATTGATTATGAGTCAGGCGTGGCGGTTGGAGGCGTGCCAGTGTTTAAGCACGCATGGGTGGATGTCAGCCGGTTCAAAACGATTGAATCGTCTAGAAGGGAAGAGTCAGCGTACACCTAGAGGTGTCTGCTTGCTTAACTCAACAAATTCCGTTGACATCCGTAGGGAAAGAATAGAGGAAACTCTTT